GGCGGCGGGGGTTCTGGAGGTGGCGCTGGTGGTGGCGCAGGTGGTTATCGAACATCAACCGGAACATCCGGTGGTGGTGGATCTGCTGAATCTTCTTTAACTTTGAATGTTGGAACCGCATATACCGTAACTGTTGGCGGTGGTGGAACGGGCGGTACTGTTCCCGGATATGCGGTTGGCGGCACGGGTTCTAATTCTGTTTTAGATACAATTACCTCGCTTGGAGGAGGTGGGGGTAGTGCGTTTAGCAAAACTCCAACAAGCGGCGGGTCTGGCGGCGGCGTTGAAGGAAACAATAACCCGTCAACCGGTGGTGCAGGAACTGCTAACCAAGGTTTTGCCGGTGGAAATTGGACTACAGGTGGATTTGCTGGCGCAGGTGGCGGCGGCGCAGGTGCTGCAGGTACGACCAAATCAACCGCAAATGCCAGTACAGGCGGCAATGGTGTAGCGTCATCAATTACTGGCTCTTCTGTCACAAGGGCTGGTGGCGGCGGCGGTGGATCACAAGGCGCATATGGTGGCGGAAGTGCAGCCGCCGGCGGAACGGGTGGTGGAGGAGCCGGTTCTAGTACATCGGCGGCAGGAACAGCCGGAACCACAAACACGGGGTCAGGTGGCGGCGGTGGTGGATACACAGGATCTGCCGGTGCAGGTGGCAACGGTGGATCTGGTGTTGTTTATATCCAGATTCCATCTGCTCGTACCGCAACATTCTCCGCTGGTGTGACAAGCTCTGTTGCAACCGTTGGAGCGTACAAAGTTTATACGGTGACGGCTACTTCAACTACGTCTGAAACCGTAACGTTTAGTTAAGGAATGAAATGGCACATTTTGCAAAACTTGACGCTAAAAACGAAGTTATTTTTGTCACAGTTGGTCGAGATCAGGAAACAGAAGGTGAACTGACGCTTCGCACCGGCGCTGTTTACAAACAAACCAGTTACAACACACGCGGGGGTGTTCATTTACTCGGCGGCACACCGTTGAGGAAGAATTTTGCGGGTATTGGATACACCTACGATGCAACCCGTGATGCGTTTATCCCTCCAAAGCCATATCCATCTTGGATTTTGGAAGAAGATACTTGCTTATGGAATCCTCCGGTTCCATATCCTAAAGATCTACAAACGCATTCTTGGGATGAGCAAACTCAACAATGGGTTCCGTTTGTTCTTGAAGGACAAACTCCGGTGCAAAGCGCGACATGATTGAGCTTGGTTATTTCGGCAACATCTGGGTCAGGCAAAATATTCTTGCTAAGGCCGGGGACAGCCACGACGGGCACAAGCACTATTTTGACCATGTTACTTTGCTTGTTAAGGGTAATTTAAAAGTTAAAGTTGAAGGTCATCCAGAAAAAGAATTTCAGTCGCCTACTTTTATTGTTATTGACAAAAATCACGATCACAAAATAACGGCACTAACAGATGATGTATTGTACTACTGCGTCTTTGCCCTAAGAGACATGGACGGAGAAGTTGTAGACCAAATGTTTGAAGACCGACACAACCCATTGTCTTCTTTGGAAAAACCATTGGATGCAACCAGTGGATAAGGCACATTTGTCAATCAATCTGCTCAACGCGATATTGCAGTATCTCGGCCAGCGCCCGTATGTTGAGGTTGTTGGGTTGATCAAGGCGATTGAGAAAGAAGCATCTAAACAGAAGGAGCCAGAGAATGGCTGAGAAATGGATCGCTAACGCAGTAAAACATCCGGGGGCTCTGCGGGAAGCCCTTCATGTGCCGATGGGAAAGAACATCCCAGCTAAGGCTTTGAACAAGGCCGCTAAGGCACCCGGCAAACTTGGTCAACGGGCACGATTGGCTAAGACTTTGAAGGGTTTTGATTGAGATGGTTACCCTGTCGGATGTTGATCACAAGATTGATGCTCACGTTGATGTCTGTGCCGTAAGGTACGAGGGCATTGAGCGGGAGATGAAAGGCGTTCACGCCCGTATTAAGCGCTTAGAGCAGATCCTGATCACCGGCGGTGGTGCAATCATCATGTTGCTCTTGACGATGATGATGAAGGGGCATTGATGACTGAGAAGCTGGAAGCCAAGTCTCAACTCATTGAGAAAACCGCATTTGCGGTGCTTCCTATTCTCTTCACCTGCGTTGTGTATCTGATGTCGTCGCTAGATAAACTCAGCCATGACGTGACGGTGCTCAACGCCAAGATTAGTCTTGTTGTCACATCGGACAACAAACAAGCCGCCAATAGCGGTGCTGAGTTAGCGAGAGAGAAATTGCGGCAAGACCTTGAGAAGCAGATCAACGAGAACCGGGAACTTATCCACATCAATCGTGAGCGGATTGTGATTCTTGAAGAACGGATGAAGAAATAATGGCCGACTTCAATCCAGCGTTTGAGAAGATGATTTCTGACGAAGGTGGATATCAGTTAACCAACATACCGGGAGACCGGGGAGGGCAGACGTATGCAGGAATCGCAAGAAAGCCAAATCCAGACTGGGCAGGATGGGAGTTCATTGATCGCAAGGATTTCGGATCGGCTACTCCTTTGGTTCGTGAGTTTTACAAGTCTAATTTCTGGGATCGTGTCAGAGGTGACGAGCTTACGAACCAAGCTATTGCGGAAACCATCTTCAACTTTGCCGTCAACACCGGAATTGGAGTCGCCTCCAAGCTCGCCCAACTCATCGTCGGAACAACGCCAGACGGAGCCATCGGACCAAAAACCCTTGAACGGTTGAACATCTGTACGGCAGAGAAGTTTGTGCCAGCTTATACGTTAGCTAAGATCCAGCGGTATGTGAACATCTGCATGAAGGATCGTTCGCAGTCCAAGTTCTTATTAGGTTGGACACGGCGAGCACTTGAAGGGCTCAAGTAATGGATCTCATTGGGATTGGGAGCATCATTGAGGGCGTTGGCAAGGTTGCGGACTCGCTCATTACAACGGATAAAGAACGCCTCGAAATGGCGTTGGAAGACCGCAAGCTGGACTTGGAAGAGAAGAGGATTGACCAAGAGACCGGATTGGCTCAGGTTGAGGTCAATAAGATTGAAGCGGCGAGTTCTAGCGTATTTGTCTCTGGCTGGCGTCCTGCTGTGGGTTGGGTTGGGGTTGCAGGTTTGGGTTACCAATTTCTTGGCTACCCGATGATGCAGTGGCTATGGGCTTTTGGTCAGGGGGTAGATATAATCCCAAAGGAACTGCACCCGCCGCCTGATCTTGATGTTGAGCAACTTATGACCCTTCTTGCGGGTCTTCTTGGATTTGGCGGCATGAGGTCTTTTGAGAAATCCAAGGGAGTGGCATCAAAATGACTGCTGCGGTGATGACGTACACGTCGCTTGTTGATGACATTGCGACCTATCTTGAGCGCAATGACACGGCTACGTTAGACAAGATCCCGCAGTTCATTATGTTTGCGGAGCAGGTCATTGCGTCTGAGATCAAGTTCCTTGGGAATCTGACGGTAGTTAACGGGACGATGACCGCGAGCAATCCTGTGTTAGATAAGCCGGCGCGGTGGAGAAAGACGGTGTCGTTTAACGTCACAACTGGTGGCGAGCGGTTCCCTGTATTTCTTCGCAAGTATGAGTATCTGAGGGAGTATTGGCCTGATGATACGAAGACCGGTGTACCTGCGTTCTATTGTGACTACGACTACACTCACTGGCTTGTGGCTCCAACTCCCGCGGCGGCTTACTCATTTCAGGTGCTGTACTACGAGCGTAACCAGCCGTTAGATTCAGCCAATCAATCCAATTGGTTCACCCAGTACGCTCCGCAGGCTTTGCTTTACGGAAGTCTCCTGCAGGCTATGCCGTTCTTGAAGAACGATGAGAGAATTCCGGTATGGCAGTCAATGTACGATAAGTCGATTGCATTGCTCAAGCAGGAAGATCTAACGCGGGTCGGTGACCGTCAAACCGTGGTAAATGACACATGAGCTATAACAGTCCGTTTACCGGCAACGTCATCCAACCAACGGATGTTGCTTATGCCGCATATGCGCTAACGTCTACTACGGGGACCATTCAGCTTGAGTGGCCGCTCAACGGTAACGACACGGATTACGTCGCCGCGAGGGTGATGCAGGTCAGTACCACGAGTACGGCCTATGAGTTGTGGATGCCGCCTGCCAATCAGGTGTCTGTCGGTCAGGATCCT